CCTTGAAGTACGGAAAGGCAGCAGTCCTCTTGGAGCGAAGGAGATGCCCGGCAAGCGTCTCCTTTCTCTCTGGCTTGACACTATAGAAGGGCTATAGTATAGTCGTGTTATTCGAGAGGAGTCAAGATGCGTGAATCACCAAGCGAGGAACTAGAGGCTTCTAGGATTAGCGGAGGAGATTTCCTTTCGTCACCACGAGGTTCCATGTGGGGAGCCTTCCAGAAAGGCAAATTAACTATCATCTCAAGCGGGCGTCAGGAATGGGAACATGTATCTGTGTCTCGTGCCAGCCGGGGCCCAACATGGGAAGAGATGTGTGTGGTGAAGGATCTTTTTTGGGGAGCTGACGAGACAGTGATTCAGTATCACCCACCACGTTCAGATTATGTGAACTTGCACCCTCATTGTCTTCACATGTGGAAACCCCATTCGCTATCGAATTACCACCGAAGATTTTTGTTTAAGGAGAGGCAATGACGGACCAAGACAAAACGACAATCTGGGTCTCCAAATCGACAGCGAAGAGGCTCAGGTCAGTTGGTGAGGAGTTCTCAGATTACCACAAGCCGAGCTATGACGAGATCATTCGACGGCTGATCAACTACCACGAAATCAAGTCAGGGACGGGGATTGATCCCGAGCTATTGAAATCGTCAGGGAAGAAGTGATGAACAAATGGACTGAGACAGAAATGCAGCTCGCTCTTTTCAGTTGGCTTGAGAACGCTGGCAGAACTCTAATCCTTCCGAACTTCACCCCGCGCAAGTGGCACGAATGCGATCTGTTTTCAATCACTACATCTCTATATTTCCACGAGATCGAGGTGAAGGTTTCAGTGTCCGACTTCTATGCAGACAAAGCCAAAAGAGAGAAGCATCGAGCCATGAGAGGTGACACGAAGACCGTGCATCACATATTGATTTCCATTAGAGACGCCGCTATAGTCCTCTATAGGCACGTACGTACGTACGCATACAGGGAGGCAGGAACAGTGAATCGGCGTTGCGTTGACGAACGCAAGGCGACTCAAGTGGCCGCGTATTTCTTGCGATCTGCTAGCAATCACATTCAACAGTACATCAAGCTTGCTAAATTGGTCTACTTTGCAGATCGTACAGCACTGCTGCAACTTGGGCGCACCATAACGAAAGGCCAACATTTCTCGTTACCTGATGGCCCAGTTGTGAGCGAAATCAACGACCTGCTATCACAATCCAAGGACTCGAAGCGATACAGAAGCAATGGGTATTGGGACGATCACATTATTTGCTCAAGTGAGGATGGCGTTCATCTCGTTCGCGATCCAGGAATGGATATGCTATCTGACTCAGAGAGACAAGTGCTTGAGCAAGTGCAAGGCGAGCAGGGCAAGAAAACAACAGACGATGTTCTCAAGTACGCTCATGCTCTTCCTGAGTATCGCGAACCAGAAGATGAACATGGGCGCATTCCAATTACGTACACACGAATCCTTCATGAAGAGCATATCGAACGCAAAACTGCGAGCACAGTTGTTCGGAACAATGAGATCAAGGATCACATAAGGGACATGCTCGCTAGTGTTAAGTGATTTCTGCTGGCGATATCTTTTACGCGTATCTGAGCGGTGATTCGCGGCGTTGTGCAGCACAGATAGTCCGAGAAGCTCTTGCCGTAGAATTAGCAAAGCCTGAATATAACAGTGATTGAGCATCATTAGTTCCTTGACATGTGCGACCTAACGTAGTATGTTACTAGCAATGGAGACAACGGGATTCGAACCCGTGGGCGATGGATTATAAGGCCGCGCCCGCACCCTGCTGTCCCCGTATATAGGGTGGAGGTAGGGAGAATCGAACTCCAAGTTCGAAGGCGCCAACCCTCAGCCAGGTTCCAAAACCGGAACTACCCCCCATCTTATGCTGGGGAGTGACGATCTCTGATCAGACGTCACTCCCTATTTGTTTCACTACTAACAGCAACAAGACTCCAAATGCTCTTCTTCCCTCGATGCAAACACTCTGTGGTGGAAGTTTGCAGCAACCTGGAAGAAGATGGCTAAGGGAAAGCTCGAAAAGACGCCACTGCTTGACACGGCAAAATAAGAGCTGGTATACTAGCTACGTCCTAGTTTTTCTTTGAATCTTGTCTTTTACCCCATCCCCCGTGTATAGTCCCTCTGGCTCCGAGGATCGACTGGGGAGATAGACGTATGGGTTTTAGAGACTTCCTGGGCGACAGTGTACGCAGTGGGCTTCGAGACACTATCTGGACCGCAATAGCGAAACGGATCACTGGCGATGTCCCTCCTTTCTGGGGGCAGACTGCTATTGGACAATCGCTCTGGTCAGACTGGGACTACGAGAAAGCCGTCCGCAAGTATTTCAGAAACAACGAACTCATTGCCCGATGTCTACGTATTCGAGCTAACGCAGAATCCTCAATTCCCATCCAAGCGAAAAGACTTCTACCTGATGGAACACTCACGGATCTCCCGGCGAATCACGGGGCTGTTAAGTTCGCTCGGAAGCCAAACCCTCGTCTAAGCTGGCGTGACATCATGTACCGGCTGTCATTCGCTCGTGATCTCAAAGGCGAGATTACCTGGAAGATCAACAGCGTGAACCCGCAAGCCGGGCTGATTGAGATATGGCCGCTTCGTCCTGATCTCGTAAGACCTAAGCCTGTCAACAAGACCGAGCTAGAATACGTCTACAAACCAGGGTTCGGAATGGATGCGATAACGTATCCTGCTTCCGAGATCGTTCACATCGTTCAGTACGACCCTATCAACGAGCATACGGGGATCGCCACGCTAAGGCCCACGCAGAGACGCGCTGACGTGGCCGACTCGATTCAGGATGCACAGAAGTTCAGCTTCGATAATGCCGTCTTGCCTTCGGGGATTATCTCGGGCGATCTATCTCCTAAGCAGTCAGAGGAAATCAAGACTCAGATTGTGAAGACCAAGAGAGGCCCGAAAAACTTCAGGAAGATGTTACTTGCGCGCACCCGCGTTTACTTCCAGTCGCTCATGGGAACACCGGCTGAGATGGACTTCACGGAATCAATCGCACTGACTGACAGAAAGCTGGCCCTCGGGCTTGGCATCCATCCTGTTCTGCTCGGAGTCTCTGACGCAACCTTTGAGAATCAGCAGATGGCCGAAGTGTTCCTATGGACCAACGAGACATTACCAAACGCCAAAGCAGCACTCTCGGCCATTAACCTGCAGCTCGCACCGCTCTTTGGTGACGACGTTGTATTCGTACACGACCTTTCCCAAGCCCCTCCTGTGGTAGAGATGCGTCGGCAGAATGCTCGGATTGCGAAGTATTACCTGGAAATGGGGATCAACATTCGAGCAATCAACGTCGCTCTCGATCTCGGGCTGCCGTCATGGTCTTGCCCGGATACCGGCTTCATGCAAGCGGGGATGTTGCCTCTCGGGAATACCTCTTCATCTGACAGATCCATTCAGCAGAGAGCGATTGACACAGATGAAAGCTCGATAGATTTCCGGTGGCTTCTGCGCGATCGTGTGCAGCAAGCCTACGCAGAAGCGTTGGGTAAGAACGTCTCACGCAGATTCCTCGAAGAAGGGAAACTAATCGAGAGTCACTGGAAGGCAGGCAACACAAACTACGAGGCTATCATCGAAGGCGAGTCAGAGGCGTGGAGGATCGTTCTTACAGCTTCCTGGCGAGTGACCATCGATCGAATAGGAAAGGATGTCACTGCAGAGATCATCGGGAATACCGAGCGATCTAATCTCAGGTTTGACGCCTACACCGGCGCGATCACTTCCTTTGTCGAGGGCCAGGTAGCCGAACAGGTTGACAAGATTCAAGCCGAAACAATCTCCAGGGTGAAGCGTGTGGTGGATAAGGCCGCTCTCGAAGGTGCAAGCGCGGTAGACACAGCGAAACAGCTTCACAGCCTATACGAGCGATTCGGCGGGAAGGACCCTGAACTCCCATTTGACAAGAGCAGATCAATGACGATAGCGCGGACAGAGATTCACGGGGCAAGTGGATTTGCCTCTCGTGAAGCAGCGGTGCAAACGGGAGTCGTGACGGGTAAGCGATGGATCTCTGCGCGGTCGGGAGATATGCGCGACTCACATGTAGCTCTTGACGATGGGACTATCTACGCTATTCATGCGACGTACCCGAACGGGCTTATGTATCCGGGCGATCCCAGCGGCTCGGCAAAAGAAACGGTGAATTGCAACTGTCAGGAACTCTACGAAACGGGGCCTGATGCAGAGAAATCTAACGGAGGTGGCTTATGAAGTATCTCGCAGTGCCCTTAGAGGTTCGCGAGCTAAGAGCCGAAGGCAGAGAGGGCGACTTCACTGGTCATGCTTCCGTCTTCGGTAACGTGGATTCATACAACACAATCATCGACGCAGGCGCGTTCAAGCGAACGCTCAAGGCTCAGAAAGGCAACATCCCCATCACGTTCTTCCACATGCCTTGGATGGGGATTGGGATGTCCAATTCATCGGAAGACAATACTGGCCTTGCTGTGGAGGGGCATCTTAATATCGAGAACTCGCGAGATGCAGCCGAGGTTTACGCGGGGATGCCTGATCCTTCAGGTGAGAATCCAGCGGCGGGGTATTACTCCCAGATGTCGCACGGGTTCGATGTCGTTCAGCAGAAGAAAGACTCAGACGGGATCTGGCATTACACAGAAGTGAAGTTGTACGAAGTGGCAATCCTAATGACGAACTTCGCAGCCAACCCCGAGGCGAACATCGATGACGTGCGATCAAAGATAGGCGTTCTTCAGATGGCGCTTCGTGGTGGCTCAGCTTCTGACATCAGGAAGATGATTGAAACAACTCGATCGGCGCTCGATGAAGAGCAGACAGAGGCAGACGACCTCGGAATTATCGTCATCAAGAACTCAGACCAAGTACGCGATCTAATCAAACGGCTCAACACGTTCACTGCACTCTTCGACGCAGACCCGGATAAGTCCACTCTGCTAGGAGACTCGCAACCAAGACGCAGCTTCGACTCGCAATCGCACTCGAAGCTGACTAACGAGCTACGTTCGATACTCAATCAGACATAGGAGGTATTTCCAGTGGCAAATGAGAATGAAGGAAATGAGCAAACTTCCGTCGCGCAGTTGCAGAAGGAACACAAAGCTGCGACCGAGGAACTGACCGGGCTCGTATCTCAGTTGAGAGAGAAGCTTGATGGCTTCGACCAAGATTTAGACGACAAGGTAGAGGCTCGTGCTGATACCGTTATCGAGGCGAAGACAACCGGGCTTGCTGAGGAAATCAAATCTGTACGTGAGGCACAGCAAGAACTTCTCTTGCGGCTGAATCGCCCTGCGGTATCCACCGGGGACGTAACGGACGAAGAGCGAGAGAAGCGATCTCTATTCGCAAACACGATCCGCCTTCACAGTGGAAAATCGGAAGTCATCGACACCATCCCGAAGGAACAGCGTGCCCTCGTTGAAGATTCGACTGGCGAGATTGCTGTACCGGAAGAGCTGGATAAGGAATGGCTGGTTGCGATCAACGGCTTGACCCTCTTCCGCTCGTTGGTGGATGTCAAGACAACGAAATCAAACCGGATGCGCAAGCGATCCAGAACGCGAGTCACTGTTGGTATGGGGAATCTTGAACTCGGTGACTCTGTGACCAACAGCGACATGGTTCTGACTGAAGAGTACCAGTACGTCGAGGACATGAACGGCTATACAGAATTCGGTGTCGACGAACTGATGGACTCGGATACGAACCTCATCCAAGCCATGAGCGAAGATTACACCTTCGGATTTGCCGAGCTTGAAGATACGCAGATCTGGGAAGGAACTGGGCACGCGCTCAAAGAGTTCGGTGGCTTGAGCAGAGGCACGACTATCACCCGGCATACTGCAGGTGCTGCTGCTGCTGCAAGTATCGAAGTTGAGGACTTCCTGAAGCTGTTCTATCAGGTTCCTCAGCAATACCGGAAGAACGGGCAGCTTGTCATTACGTCAACAACCGAGCTTGCGATCATGCTTATTCGCGGCGACGGTGGCGGTGGCGCAGGTACAGGCGACTTCCTCTGGCAACCTTCCGTCCAAGCAGGTGTGCCGAATCGCCTTCGAGGGTATCCCCAGTACACGCAGGATGACCTCGATGAGTGGGACGGTTCAAGCGGGAATGACGTTGCGATCTTCGGAGACTTCAAGCGCGGCTATCGCATCCTCGATCGACTGGGCACAACCCTCACGAAGTTCTCTGAGCTTCGCCGGTTGTCTGGGCTGATTGGATTCTTGGCTACTCGTCGAACAGGTGGAGAGATCAAGATTGCTGACGCTCTCCGAATCATGGATCTCCCGTAGTAGG